CAATCTTGGCAAGGTGACAAAGGTGCGCGAGTGGTACAGGTACGGTGTTCATTCCAGACCAGGTGATTGCGGAAGTATAGCTGTGGCATATGATAGTGCTTTTGAGCGCAAACTCATTGGCATCCATATGGCCGGTTACGATCAGGGCGCCTATCATGGTGTTGCTGTTGCGGTTCATGCCGAGCTTTTGCAATCATTGGTTGACGAAATGAAGAAGAACCTCAAACATGCTGCCTCGTGGATGGATGGGACTGCTCACGGGGGTGCGGAAGCTGTCGACGCAAACATAGGATCTTTCGAGAACTATGGGAACGTCCCAGTTAAAACATCCAGTGGGAAGTCCACAATCCAGCGGAGTTCGCTGTACGGGTTCATCGCAGAGCCAACAACAAAACCTGCTAAGCTCAAACCATTCATCAAGGATGGAGAGGTCGTTGATCCTCTTGAGATGGCTAGGAAGAAAGCGGACACTCCCAATGTCCCAGTCGACCAGACGATTCTCAAACAATGTGTTCATCATTATACTCAGAAGTTGCTCGATCTCAAGCAGAATTCCGACGATGAGGCTATTCTCACGTGGGAAGAAGCTATCAAGGGCAAGGAAGACGAATGGTACCAACCTATCAAGCGAAATACATCACCAGGTTATGGTTGGCCAGCAGGCAACAAGACCAAGTACCTGGGGGAGAACGAGACGTATGTCACGGATCACCCAGAGGTTCTTGCGAAGAGGGATGAGTACATGAAGAGGCTGATGGCGGGACAACGGGCTGGCGGGATTTTTACCGACAGTCTGAAGGATGAACGCCGTTCAATCGAGAAGGTTGAAGCAGGAAAGACTCGTCTGTATGCCGCTGCTGAGATGGTGTGGTGCATCATCTTTAGGCAGTACTTCATGGGTTTCAACGCTCATGTGATGAGGAATTGCATCGCCGCTGAGAGCTGCGTGGGTATCAACCCATTCGGTATGCAGTGGTCGCAGTTAGCTGATCTCATGAGAACAAAAGGGAAGCACGTCGTAGCAGGAGATTTTTCCAACTATGACGGTACGCTTTCATCGGCGGTGCTTTGGGCATGTCTCGATGTGGTGGAGTCTTTTTACAAGAATTCTACTGCTGAAGAGCGCCTCATTCGCCGTGGGCTTTGGTGTGACATTGTCAACAGTCTTCATGTGACAGTTCCTTTCGAGGGATTGAAGCATGGGAAAGTTGGCATTCTGTACGCCTGGACCCACTCTCAGCCGAGCGGCAACCCCATGACAGTCATTCTCAATTCAATTTATCACAGCATCGTCGCTAGGTATGTGTACAAGTTGTGCGCCCTGAAGTACTCTCCGGAGCATTTTGGGTTGGACAGTTGGGATCGCCACGTGGCTCATGCGAGTTACGGGGATGATGACCTGTACAATATCTCTGATGAAATCATTGGATGGTTTAATCAGAAGACGATGTCTGAGGGATTCCTTGAGTTGGGAATGGTGTATACAGACGAGTGTAAGACCAACACGAGTGGTCTTTCACGAAGGTTGGAAGAAGTCGCTTTCCTCAAGCGACGGTTCGTGTACGATCGAGTGCGCGGAAGGTGGAGGTGCCCGCACCAACTCGAAGTCATTCGGGAGATGCCGATGTGGGTAAAGAGGAAGAAGGATCAGGACCAAGTGGTGGCAGAAACATTAGAAGAAGCCGTCCACGAGCTCGCCCAGTTCTCAGAGGAAGAATTCAACGAGCATGTTGGTATTTTCCATGAGGCCAGAGAAAAGGTGAAGAGGAAGTGTTCAGTCACTTTCCTCACCTGGCAGGAATACCAAGATGTCGAAGAATGCCGTCTGGGACGATTCGTAAAACTGCGTGATCGGGCCGAGAAGGAGATTGCCGAAAAACTTCTCGGGACTGCTGCAGTCTCCGCCCGTTTTGGCGGAGGATGGGAGAGTTGTTTAGCTCTAGCGCGTCACGTTTGCCCATCTCAAACAATAGGATTTGACGCCGGCACGTCAGCTGCAGGTTCAGGTGGACCTGCTCACTCGACGTTAAAACATTCACCTGCCGAACAATCAACCGAAACAAACACCACCACGATGTTAAACGAACAGACGCACACAGTGGAGGAGCAAGAAATTGTTACCTTCGTTGAGGAGGGAGAGGTGTCGACCACCGATGTAGCGCCTACTGGTCAGAGAGTTTTCGCAAAGCTCAATGACCTCGACGACACCACCACCAACGACATCAAGGGTTTCCTTGAACGTCCAATCCATGTGAAAGATTTTGAGTGGCTATCTTCGCAACCCGACGCAGTCGAGTTGTGGAAACTCCAGCTCCCTAGGGACTGGTTGGCCGCCAAAATGATCCGCGAGAAGCTAGCTGGTTTTCGCTACCTGCGATGCGATCTGAAGGTGCGTGTGCAGATTAATGCACAACCCTTCAACGCTGGAATGTTGCTCTTGGTCTATGTACCGCTTGAGGAGCAGCAGCAGGAGACGACAACTAGTCTAGCTTCTTTCTCCGGATTGACTGGATATCGCAATGTCAAGCTCGATCTCGCCACCGATACGTCGTGTGAGATTACCATCCCCTTCATTGGAACCATTTCCCATTGGGATTTGGTCCAGCAGTATGGATCGATGGGAGCTTTGAAATTGATGGTGTACAGTCCACTCACTGGATTGGAAGATGTCGATGGAACTGTGTGGATCTGGGCTGAAAACATCCAAGTTTCACTGCCCACTGGAGTTTCCACTCCTTTGGTCACGACTGGAGACGCTCATGGTCGCCACACAACCTCTGGGGCAGCTGCGGGCCCCACCCCAAAAGACGCAGCCGTTACAACGAAGAAGAAGGGAAAAGTTGGTGCGATTGCTGACACCATTGGGTCAATTGCTCACGCAGTTGAGGACGTCCCCATTATTGGGGGCGTTGCCACTGCTGTGGGTTGGGCAGCTGATGCTGTTAGCAGTGTCGCGAATTTCTTTGGTTTTTCGAAGCCAAATGATTCTGCGGTACCCAACAAACAGACCCTGGTGGTTGCCAACAATTTCGCCAACTATGACGGGGACAGTAAGATCAAAAGTCTTGCTTTTTCGTGGGCTAACGAGACTGAGATGCCCGTCGATGTGTTTGGTGAAACTGAAGATGAAATGAGCTTTAAGCACATTTTGTCCCGAGAGGTGTACATGGATCGCTTTGCCATGACAGCAGCGGAGAAACAAGGTCGTCTTCTTTGGAAGTGGCCAGTTGACCCAATGTCTTGTCGGAAGCTTAGGCGAAACAATGCATCGGTGACGCCCTACTACCCGAACCACTACTACTGTGAGAATTCGTACCTTTCGTATCTTGCCAATTTCTTTGCATTTTGGCGAGGCACGATTGTGTACAAGTTCCGAGTGATCAAGACCGCTTTCCATTCTGGGAGGATTCGTGTCACGGTTGTGCCTGGCGCAACTCCTGACACAGACCCCTCCACCATCGATCTCAACAAGAATCATTCTACCATCTATGATCTTCGAGATACGACTGAGTTCTGCTTGTCGGTTCCTTACAAGTGGAATACTCCATGGAAAAGCCTTGATGGTTCGTTCGGTGTAGATTCGGGCGACACAGCTCTGACACCAAACACACCGACGGCGATGATTTACGTCACTGTCGTCAACTCCCTTCGGAATCCTTCCACAGCAGCCGATCACATCAGCTTCATTGTTGAGACTTCGGCTGGGGAGGATTTCCAGTTCGCTTTTCCGCGAACACGTAACAAGGTTCTTCTGATCCCCACAGAAGAACAGCTGAGAAGAGATTTCCCAGCAAAGCCTGCTCTTGTGTCGAGCGGTCCCGCTCATGCGGGAGAAATTCAGACACTTGACGCTGCTCCTTCGGATCAGTTGTCAGCTAACAAGATCGCTATGGGTGAAGTGATCACAGGATGGCGTGCTCTCCTGAAGAGGTATTCCAAGTACCTCACGTACACGCAAGTAGAAGGAAGCTTCACTGTGGAGCCTTACCGAACTGCTGCCCTGGGTAGTACTACAGATGATTTCGATCTCTGGAGTGCTGCCGAGGCTTTGTATCGGTTTGTCTCTGGCAGTGTCATTCTCTCGGTGGTCCCTGACTTCCCTGATTCTGGCAGGCCATCTATCGTAAGTGTTCACACCATCGATAGGCACAATGAATATGACGTCCGTCGAACGACGTCACCTCAAGTCGTCCAGTCTCTGATTTTGGAGCCTGTTGTCGAGTTGGGGGTTCCCTTCTACCAGGAAACACCGGCAATTCCCACTCATGTGGGAAAACCCAGCCAATCAGATACCTCTGATGTTCGTTCGAACTTCGGAGCACTGCCCTTCAACAATGGTACTACGCTGACTTCGTCAGTGAACGGTACCATTTGGAGGGCGTCCGCAGAAGATTTCTCCTTCGGATATCTGATTGGACCTCCGGCAACTCTGATTGAACACGAGACAGATCCGTCTTTCCCGTGCGACCCAACTTGGAAAACAATTTTCGATATCCTCGATAAGAACCTGCAATTGCGTATCACGTCAGCTGCGCGGACTTTAGTCCCGCACAAGCTTGATGGTATTCAGCAGGTCTTTGAAGAGGGTATTAGCAAGATCCTGAAAGGGGAGACCGCCCCTGCAGGTATCTCTGCTATCCGAGAAGAGTTTTTCAAAGAGCTCACCGACAATTTCGTCAACCTTCCTTTTGGAGCGGAGGCGAATGCGGCTGGGCAGGCGCATTGGGCAAAGGCGAAGAGGCTTTTGTTCACAGAATTTTCGGACCGGTGTGTCCTTACACCCGTATAGGTAGCAACGTATCGGGCCCTTGTTTTAGGGGGTCTAGATGCGATAGTCATGGTTAACGCCGCGATTGGAAAGTCGAAATAGGTTTTCCTCCCTTTACGGGAGGTTTTTACTAGTTCGACCTTTCAAGCTATGACTAGTTTGTTACTCGGGTTTCCCGCGGGCTGCACTAGATAGCGCAGTTGGTTTACATTCTTATTTATTTATTTTAGGGTAATGGGATAAGGGGTAGATTCGGCC